ATGCAAGATTACCTTGATCTGCAAAAGCTAATTGCTCAGGAGATAAGTTAGTCATGAAATCGTTTCTAGCGGCATTATCTGAGAGGCCTCTTAATTCAGTCTGCAGTGCCTCTGTATCGCTTTCTTCCCTATAGGCAGAGTATTTATCTATAGCTTCAGCTATACCGCCAAATACGCCTGTATCACTTTGTCCTGCTAACCCCGCCCGGATTAACTGATTAGCTGCTGCATTATTTGGAGCAGCTACCTGAGCTACATTTCTATACGTTATATTATTTCCTCTAGACATCGGTAGTCTCCAATTATGTCAGTAGTTTTAGATGGGCATAGTTTTCTGCTCCACCTCTTTTCGTACGATCAGTAGGGCTCCTTCGTTCAGCTAGATCTCTTCTATTAGCACCAATTTGATTATTTACTGTTGTTCTTTGTCTTTCAGCATTCTGGGTAGCTAATGCGTAGTTTTTAAGAAAAATATCTTTATTTTGAGCTAGCTGACTTTCACCCAAGTCAATTTCCTTTTGATAGAGATCATTTTTCTTCTGCCCCTGAAGAAAATTAGCAAAACCTGAAAAAACTTCAGCTGTTCCTTTATTAAAACCAAAATCTTTCCCAAAATCTTTTCCTAGGAGCTGTGAAAAAAATCCATCATCTTGCGTAATATTATTTGGCACGTAGGCAGGAATATCTGAAATAAATGACTCTCCTGAACCGGCCTTTTTGTTTCCAAGATTATATGCATTCAAGTATAAGTCATCGCTGCCTTGAGTATATTCATTTGGTCTTTCAATATTAATAAAATCCTCGCCAGCTCCTTGATTCCTTCTTTGCATGGCTTTAGCAAATTCTTCTCTAATACCCATAATATTTCCTCATTAAAATTTAATTATAAGTGTACATTTATTTAGTTAATCTGTCTATGCGAATGCACTTCCTCCTGGATCTACTTGTAGGCCAATGATTGCCGCAAATTCATAGCTTAAGAAAGATGCTTCTGATTGGCCATTATAGATAGCATACAGATGCGCCGGGTACACTGCATTTAGGTTGCCTCTTTTAGCAGTAGTTAGTAATTCACTGTAACTAAATTGGCCACCTTCATAAAGACCCTTACGTACTTCTTCAATAGTAGCTAATTCAGCACTTAATGCTGCATTCTTTCTTGCAGAGTCTATTGCAAATTCTCCCCTATCTAACTCTAACTGATCTTCTATCTTTTCAAGTTGCACAGTTTGTACTGTATTGTAGATCTGCAAGAATACTGCGGCTATTTTAGAAAAATCTATTGCAGTAAGGTCCCCAAAACTACTAAAACTACCAAAGTCAACTGACCCACCAAACCTAAGATCAAATGAACCTCCCTTATAGGAACCTGCAGCTACCGCAACTACCAGCCCAAGAATTAAGGCTAGGGTTTCATTGTCTTGAGCTACTTCAGTAATTACAATCTGTATTATCAATTGGACTACAACTGCTTGTACGATGACCGGCAATAAAACCGATATTACTGCTACAGCAACAGATGTGGCTGTATACACTGCTAGAGCGATGGCTGCTTCGAGGCTTTCCAGCAGTTCTAGCCCTGCTTGATATGCAAAATAGATTATTATTATAATAATTACTAATAACACAAGTGCTTCAAAGAATCCCATTGGGGAGGTTTCAATAACTTCGTAGTGGGCTACATAAATAGAGGCATGTGCACCTGCTATAAATAACTCACTGACGTTTTTATTTGATAGGTCTTTAATAAAGGTGTAGATAAAAGGAGCCATTATATCTGCTTTATTACCTAAATTAAATCTTACAGTTCTAAAAAATCCACTGTCCCCATCTATCACCTTTAGTGCCCCAATTGGGCCTGCCATCGTATACGCATCTAACCCAGTTTTAGTAATCCTATAATACGTAATAGATTGCCCGGAAGTAGTTTCATCTGCCGCCTGCTCTACTGCTCGGAGAATACCAGTCCCGTCATTCTCATATACCCTATCAGGAGTTAGATATATTATGTCACTTACAGTTCCATCTGGATCCTGTAATACAGGACTGGGATTGTTATAAGATAATCTAACAGTTGTTTGCAGCCAATTAGCCCCTTCTGTGGAAGTAGTGCCGGGGTTTACTATTCCATTGCCATCTAAAAAATCTTGTACTTCGCTAAGATTGTCTGCTACATAACCAACATTGTAAGTACCCTTTCCAGAAGAGCTGTAATATACGTAAACTAGTAATCCATCCGCACCAAATCTAGACAGGTCTGAATAGTAAATACCATTCTCAGTACTGCCAGTATCGGAGTCAATATCAGCAAGTGAGGTATGTGTAAAGGTTAGGTAGTTAAATTGAAAGACATATTTACTATCCTCAGAGGTTACGATTATCGTATTAGCCGGCTTATCATCTTGCGTAGGAGTAGCGTTATAAGTTCCCTGTGTAGTTCCCTGTGCTGGAAATAAGTTCTGGCACATGGTAAATAGATAACCCATACCTGTTTGCGAGGTATCCCATAATTTTATCCCAAACTTAATATAGATATGATCTAAGTCTCCAGGCTCTAGATCTGCATCTGTTAAAATAGCATCTAGAGCAGCTTCTGCATCTATCCCAATAATATCCAGCAAGTCCTCTATCTGCTGTGCTTTAGTAGCTCCAAAAGTTGTGTAATTTGCGTTACTTAGTCTAAGAGGAACATCTGGAATTACTTCTAATATGGTTCCATCCATAGCTATAGCATTCTCTACTACATCAAGATCTGGGTAAGTACCTGCGCCTACCATGTACACAAAGAGATACTGACGGCTTGGGGCACTGTCTATGAAATACCAAGATACATAGTGCAGTTGCAAAGGTTTTGTCGGTACAGTATATGGGAGAGTCAATATAAACCCAGCAGCATTGTACACAGTAACTGTGTACGTATCTGGGGTAGCATTATATGTAATATCACTAAGATCAACTTGCCAGCGTTGATCTGCACTAAATGAATCTGCAGTAGATGTAGCACTGGTTATATCTACATCAAAGTGATTTAAAGATGGGGTTACCTGAAAGGTATCAACAGCAGGAGTAGCAGCAGTGGTACTTGTAGAAGCAGAGCCTATCCCCATAACATTAGCTCCTACATCGTATTCTTTATTCTCCTGAAGCCAGTAAGCTACCCAATCCGAATTACTTAACGCACGGAGGTATGAATTCTCTGGGGTACATGGAGCCCCATTTAGAGTTGCTAGCGCATCTCCTAATTCAGTGTAATCAATAACTAAAATGTGGGATTCTATTGTGGGGAACCCCTCATAATAGTTACCATCATCAATAAAATCCATATACTCACGGATATCAATCTTCAGGCTACTAAATGCTATTGAATATAGTAAATTTTTAGATATATCAGCATTCTTTAAAATGCTAGATAAGACCGTATTTAGGAGGGGATTCTTTTGGTCTAAATTATCGTAGAGAGGGAAATTGAAGACTTCAAAGTATTCAATGGTCTGGCTAGTGCCTTCGGCCAGACCAAGAATCACCATAATTAACTGAATAATTACTTCTATTACTTGAATAATAGATTCTACAAAAGATACTACTACATCTACAACAAAGGATATAACATTCGAAACAAAGCCCATACTATAATATCCTAGTTAGGCAAAGGTTCAGCGTTAGTTATTTGGGTGTTAACATTCCCCGTACCGGTTTCATTAATAGCATCTACACCAGTAGCAGCAATACCTGAAGTAGATATATTGATAGCCCAAGCGTCTAAAATAGTCTTTAGATACTTCTGATCAGCATTCCACTTAAAGCCTTTAGCTTGCTCGACAGACACAGTTGCTTGTGCTCCCATGACACTAGTTGAGCTAGCAGCTACTTTAGTACTTTGCTCTGTTTGAGCAAATTCAGTTACTTCTTTCTGGAATAGAAGAGTAGTCTCTGCATTCTGTTTCTCCTGCCCAATTGTATAGGCAACAGCTTGCTGCATAGCAGCTGCCATAGCAGTTACATACACCTCAGCGTAATCTGTAGAGGTAATCCTATTCAAATTAAATTGGGCGTTTAGGTGAGTGTTCACCGTCTCCATCAGATCATCAAATATACCTGTCCCTGTTACCACATTATCGGTAGTAGTAACATTGGCAGTTAAATTAGCAACAGTTAGAGTCATTGCCCAATACCTATTTTAGCTCGTTGGGAATCTGCAAGTTTCTGCATCTGTCCTTTATCTAATGGAGGTAATATCTGTACATTGAATTTCTTAGCTAGGTATGGCTGCACTTGTTTTCTACCATCAGGCATTGTAACCTCTTTAAACTTCTGCATCTGTGCACCTTCAATCTGATCTAAAATAATCTGAGGAACATGCCAACCTTGCTCGTTATTAAACGGTACAAATTTCTTAATCATACGTCCACTATTAACTGAAGAACTACCTACTGTAAATATAAGTCCAGGAGTTGAGCTCATATTAGGATCATTAGGGCTTACCACAACTCGTGTAAGTAACATCGCTCTTTGCCCTTTAGTCATCTTCTGGTGATTTGCTTTAGCGTCTAAAGCTGCTTTAGTAGGTTGTGTTACTTTAACCTCTACGTTCTCTACCGGCTTAACTTCTTCTGATGCTTTATATGTTCCAGCCCGTACAGATGCAAGGGTTGATTGTAACTTACTAGAACCGGTTTTGTGGTGCATATTAACATCGTTATCTTTTAGTTCCTGGTGAATATCTTCATCTGACATATCTTTAATATCCATTGGTTCTGCCTTATCAAAATTCATGTGTATTTTCCTTAGTGTATAAAAAAAAATCCCCCGAGAGCTCATCAAAGCTCCCAGGGGACGGGAGAAGTCTTGATTAAACTGCAGCTAAGGCAGTCCAGATAATACCAAGACGTTCAGGACGCAACGCCATGAAGCCATAATACCCACTTAATGGAATAGAACCCAACTTCACCATACGGATCGTCAAGAGAAGCTATTTCTTTACCAGGCTTCTTATGATTAACCGAAAATTTAACGCTCTTACCATCTGTCTGAAAGCCGACAGTCGTAAATGCTCCATCTCCAACAACTAGCATTGGGTAGATATCCGTATCAGTCAAAGCACCAGTACCTGCAGTATCAGCAGCAGATGCTCCACCGTTCTCAGCAAACTGCATTTCAGGAACAACAATGATGCGGAACTGGTCAATTGAACCAATCTCGCCATTCATAACGTTGCCAGCATCAGCATACTTTTCAACAGATACGAAAGCAGCTGCACTATGCAAGTCAGTCATAGCTTTTAGGATTGGAATTAACTCAGAACCTACGTACATGACACGTCCACCATTAATGGTTCTTGTATCAATCATACGAGATCCACTAATAATCTTCGTCTTCTTTGGGGTCTTATTGTTATCCAAAGCGATAGAAAGATTCATCAAATCCGTATATGTAACAATTTCATCAACCGTTAACTTATTTGTTCCACCCATGTAATAGGCAGTACCGTTAGCAGTTGCACTGGTAATAAGATCAGACTGGAGCTCAGCTTCAGTCAGCTCATTAGCACCTTGGAGAGCTTCCTCAGTAATGTGAGACAGCAACTCTGAATCAGAATCGAAGTCCATTGATTCCTGAGTGTACTCAGTGAAAAAACCACGCTTAAGCAAGTCAGCTGAGATCTGTGTACGTGTAAAACCAACTCGGTTAACTCGTCCACCGTTTTCAGTCAATGCTGGAATTTTAGCTGTGATCGTACCTGTATCTTTAGAAGAACCATACAAGTTTTGATCATTAATAGCCCATGATCCACCAGAACCAGCTCCTGTTAGAGCAGCTCCTTCGTTAGCGTAACTAACGCCCTGAACTACACCTGCAGAGTTCCAAGCACTCCATTCTGTATCTGCAAGAATAATAGTACCATCAGCGTCAATACCCTGATCACCAGTATTCAATACATCCAACAGAGGTACATAAACATCCTGTTTAATTTTCTTACCCATGTTCTTAGGCATCGCACGTACATCAGCCAAAGGCATAAAGTACTGTTGATCCCGTACAGCGATAATAGCTTTCTTATAATAATAATCAGTTCTTGCTTGAGCGCCAATTTGGGATGCTGTCCCACTGGCGGTACTGGAAGGACTGTTATATGCGTTTTCGTTAGCCATGATATG